GCACATATCTCCTTGTTTCTCCGGAAGAACAAGAAGATCTTTAATAAGTCTATGGGGTCGAGTACTCCATATAACATCTGGATTTAAATCGAGATCATCAACAGTTTTGGAATGTTGACAGGAGCCATAACGAATAATATCTTTACGTGGTCCACTTAATGGAAACATTAATAAAGGACCAAAATAAGGAATCATATACAATAAAAACCAATGTCCGAGCGGATAGATCACACACCCAACGAATAATCCACAACTAGAAATAGTAACATAAAAATCACCTAAAGTAACAATATAATTGTACGAAAAATGAATAATTATGGCTATAAAGAAATTGAGATTAGACAGTTTATAATGAAAATAAACACACATTAGCCTCATACAACCAAAACCAAGCAAGGAAGGGATAGTCTGGGAGCGATGATAAAAGAAATATGATACATAAAGAATATATTCCAACCATATAAAAATATGTTTAAACCATGTTCGTTTTGTGAGTTCTTCACAAGTAACTTTAAGTAACATGGACACCAAATCAGGAAGATATTTTAGAAAAAGTGGTTCACCGTTATAGAGAAAATAAAACCAAAAAAGAGGTAAGACTTGAAAGATATTCAACATGCAGTATCCTCCAACACTTAAGCAGGAAAAAACCAACATGAATAAAAGCCAAGGAAAATAGGATTCAATAATTTTATTACCATGAATTTCCTTATAAGTATAGTCAACAGTGTTATAAATAATGTCACGAATCAACTGATGTTGAGTAGACAAGGATGTAACCGTTAACATATGTACTATTTCAGGTTTTTCATAAACATATTGAAGCATACGTTGAAAAACTTTAGTACTATCTTTCAATGGCTGAAACTTACGATACAGATCAGTATTAATCAATGGGATGATTTGGGTTTCAGGCATTTGTCTTAAAAGTGACCAAGAAAAATGGGCAGGAACATAATGAATACGTGGTAAAAGGGGAGGCGACGGATCTGCAAGCAGGCGACCTCTTTGGACTTTTAAAATTACTTTGTCACGGGTAGAACCATTAACTAAACCCCATGATATATCATCATATGTTCCATAACGAGTCATTCCATCACACGGGTGATGAGAATAGCAATTCAAATCAACTGAATCGGGGTAAAATCTTATGATAGGTTTACCATTAATAACTTCCCGATACCAGAAGGCCCCACGGATATTGTATTTAGAGTCAAGTTGAAGATCTTCAATGAAACCAAGCTGACCTTCAAAAACAAACTTAACAATATAAATTGATGATCCCAATGGCATATAAGACAATAGATCATGACACAATTGAGGAGAAACATGTGTTTCTGATGAACACTCAAATGTGCCAGGAACTACTTCATACACATCATTAAAATATAAAACATTATATTTACTTAACATTTGATTAGAAATATAAAGATCATCAACAAAATAAACACTAGGAATTTGAATTGTTCCTCGTGCAATATCCATGCATGTCACTATTGGACGGTGAATAGTGAGTTCAAATAAAGAAGCAGGGTCAAAAATTAGATCTGACTTATAAACTTTGGTCAATAGTTGATTATAATAAATAGCTGTGCGATTGGAACCAAAAACATCCAATACATGAGTAGGACGTTTAGTATCTAAATAGTATTCAACACTATCACGAGTGACATTTTTGAATAAAATAAACACAGTACGCGTGCGCATATTCGCCAAGGTTTCATGGGGATTTATGCGATAATTTTGCGTCAAAGCATGATTTTCGAGAATACCTAGAGTTGAATTTGCTTCAACCCCATAAATGGGAAAATCACACCAATAATCCAAATTTTTAAAACACCGTTCGTCATTATGAACTTCTAATTCAAGAATTGGACGAAGAGATTGCATTTGGAATAACAACTGAATTGAACGAGTAGTTATGAGCAGAAAATTTTTGAACATCTCTCTGCAATTAACCCAATCATCAGAATGATTATGATCATTCTGATTCTTGGGAGCATTTGACTGGGTAGAGGAAGAGTTATTTACAGCAAAATGCTGATAACGATGGCGACTACCAGGTCGATGCCTCTCAACATTGGGACGTTGAGGACTCGCAATTTTAGGCGGAGCAACCCTCTCTTTAGAAGAGGACAAAACTTTTTCTTTGTTTTGCATTCACA